AGGGAAAGGCTATTGCAAGCAGCATTACAAGCTGGTTAAAAGTTCAGACAGTGCTGCATTGTTGCCGGATGAATTGTTACTCAATGAAATACCTGAACCACCGGTAGTACTTGGTAATCGTGGAATGGCAGCGTGGACTATGTACTGCCAGCGCCTGATTGATGAACAGCGAATGTACAGCACATACATCTATGGTCTTGCGGATCTGTGCGCCCTGGAAGATGAACTGGATCAGGTGAAAGATGATTTAAAAAATCATGGTTATGTAAACATCTATGACACCGCCATTCAGCGCAATGGATATGCTGCCCATTATGATCGGATTCTCGGACACATCAGAAGCCTTAGGGCTGATTACCGGTTAACGGATGCCAGTGCGGCAAAAGCCATCAGCCAGAAAAAAGAGCAAAACCCGTATGACGCACAAAAAACAAAGACCTGGTAATTATGACTGAAGTTGCAGAGTTAATTCGAACAGGAATTGAAGAGTTGGACACGTACTGTGAAGGAGTTGCCACCGGAAGTATAGAAGCCTGCCTGTATGTACGTCAGGCAGTAGATCGCCATTACAAAGATTTGGAACGCCAGAGAACAGAGGAATTCCCGTATTATTTTGAGCCCAAAGCGGCACAACACTTCTACGATTTTTGCGAAACTCACATTATCCACTTCAAAGGGCATTCAGCTGGTGAAACACTGCGATTGGAACCATGGCAGAAATTTGTATGGGGAAGCATCTACGGATGGTTGAAGGTAGAACGCCTCAAAGATCAGCCATTGCGAAGGTTCAAGGAAGGAATCATTGAGATTAACAAAAAGAACGGTAAATCCTTCATGCTTGCAGCCCAAGCATTGTATGGATTGGAGATGGACGGTGAACCGGGTGCAGAAATCTATGGACTTGCAAAAAACAAAGTCCACGCCAGTAAACTGAGTTACGATTCTGCAGCTAAGATCGTGAAAAAAAATCCGGAGTTTGAACGACGGTTCAAAGTTCGTGAAGGTGCATTGCCAGGCATCTATTGTTCAGATAACGATAGCTACTTCGAGCCATTATGTTCAAAGCCGGACAGTACAGACGGACTGAACATTCATCTGGGCCTAAATGATGAAACGAAAGACTGGACCGAATTGGAGATGTACGACATTGTGAAGGATGGCACCGCCGGGCGAACCAATCCGCTGATTATGAACATCACAACAGCCGGCGCTAATCGCAGCAGTCTTGGATTTGAACGCCGTGAATATCTGATCAAAGTGCTGAACGGTGCAGTAACTGATGAGACAACATTTGGGATCATCTACACCATCGACAAAGAAGACCGGGAAGATCCTGAATTCTGGGCAGATCCAAAGAACTGGAAAAAAGCGAATCCGAATTATGGCGTGAGTATTCCTGAGACGTACTTTGTAGAGCAAATGAGTGGATGCCGGGAATCTCAACGCAAGCTCAACAGCTTTCTTACAAAGCACCTGGGACTATGGATTAGTGCCATGGATAACTATTTCAACATGGATCTGTGGACTCAGGGCAAACGCCCTGAATACAGTGACTGGGAAGAACGATTTGCCGGCAAAGCATGCTATGTGATGCTTGATTTATCGTCAAAAAAGGATTTGAGTTCAATGTATGCGCTGTTTCGGGATGGAGAGACAGAAAAGGGCGCAAAAAGATATGCCGTATTTGGGGTAAACTTTCTTCCGCGATACGTGATCGAAGAAAATCAGGTAGGGAAGCGCAGCGAGTATAATGCCTGGGCAGAGCAGGGGCACTTCATCCTGACAGAAAAAAATAGCATTGATGAAGATGTAATAGAGCAGGAGTTAAGGCGATGGAGCAAGCTATTCCGGATTAAGAAAGTAGGATTTGATCCATGGGGAGCCAATCACCTGACAAACAAAGCAGAATCAATGCGCTTGGAAGTGATTCTTGTGAAGCAAACCACACAAATGCTTAACGATCCTACAAAAACATTGGATGCCTGGATGCTGGATCATCAACTGATTCATAATGGTGATCCGGTGCTTACCTGGGCGATGGGTAACGTGGTCTGCAAAGAAGATGCGAATGAAAACGTATTTCCGCGAAAAGCCCACCGAAATTCAAAGATTGACCCTGCGATGTGCCTGATTGGTGCAGTGGCGTTGGAAATTGACGATCCCTTACCTGAATCCGGTTCCCGACGGGTGCCAAAAGTGTGGAAAGCATGAACGAAAAAAATTACAAGCTACGTGATCCTGAAAACTTTGATGCTCGATTTGTGGAAATGTGCGGAACTCATTGCACGCAAGAAGAAGCCTATCTGGCTGTTGAGCGTGAATACAAATTAGCCTGGGGCAAAAACAAATACAGCGACTTCGACAGTTTCTACCGGAGCTGGCGCAGACGTGTGAAGCGAAAAATTAACCAAACGGAGCGACTATGAATACAATCTATTGCCGGTGCTGTGGATCTGAAGTCATCAACTGCGTATGCAGGATTCCTGATGATGAAGAAGATATGCAGCAAGATCCACCACCAAAACCCGACGGCCCTGAACATGAAGATGGAGACAACAATGATTAAAGAATTAAATCTATTTGGGAATAAAAAAATAAGCATTGCAGAAGCTCAGCAACTAACCATAGAAAGTATCAATGAATATGGAATAAAACATGATCATTGGGTTATTGCATGGAGTGGAGGCAAGGATTCAACATGTACGATGACATTAATTATGTATTTGATAAAGTCTGGTCAGGTTAATGCTCCCAAAAAAGTAACAGTACTCTATGCTGATACAAGAATGGAGCTTCCGCCATTAGCTATTTCAGCACTTTCTATGATTGAGCAGATCAAACAATATGCCGTTGATTTTCCCTGCAAACTTGAAGTAGAAACTGTACTTGCGCCACTTGATAAGCGTTATTTCGTATACATGTTTGGGCGAGGTGTTCCGCCACCAAATAACAATACACTTCGATGGTGTACCAGATCACTGAAAGTTGATCCAATGCAAAAAAGAATTGAACAAGAATTTTTCAGCCTTAATCCTGGATTGATTGATACACATAAATCTGATTGGGATGAAAGCCTTAACAAACCACTTACTATTACAGGTGTAAGAATAGGTGAATCTTCAATTAGAGATGGCCGGATAGTTTTGAGTTGTAGTAAAGATGGTGCAGAGTGTGGTCAAGGATGGTATCAAAATGAAATTTCCGGAAGTATAACATCAACATTAGCACCAATTACACACTGGCGAGTATGCACTGTGTGGGATTGGCTGAAGATTTACGCACCTATGCCGGAAATAGGTGGCTGGAAAACAGAAATGCTTGCTGAAGCCTATGGAGGTGATAAAAGCAAAGAGATTAATGCCAGGACCGGATGCAATGGATGCCCTTTGGCTAACAATGATACTGCACTTGATTCAATTTTAAATTTGTACCCTGATGAATGGGGTTATTTAAGACCATTAAAAAAATTACGCCCATTATACAGAGAGCTAAGAAAGCCACAGTACAGACTTCGTAAGCATGGTGAATTGAATAATGACGGAGCATATTCAAGTAGCCCAAATCGAATGGGTCCATTAACCATGGAAGCTCGAAAATATGGACTACGTAAAATCATTGAGATTGAATCAGAGATTAATAAAGGCGCTGAAAGATTGAACCGACCAATGGTTGATTTAATCAATGCTGAAGAAATTGAAAGAATAGAATTCTTAATAGATCAAAATACCTGGCCTAACAGGTGGACCGGTAAAGAGCCAGTAGCTTCTCAACCTTATGAGGAAATAGATTCGAAAGGTAATATTCAAAAAAACATATTTATCTAACATGCAAAAAGTAACGATCTGGAAACGATTCAATCATCAGAATGAAAGTTATGAGCTCAATCACATTGAATCCGGACATTGTAAAAATAACCGCCCAGATTCAAAAAGTGAAGAACAGAAAAAGTCCTGGGCCGGTGCTGTATGGAAAAAAGAATGGTGCTACTTGAAAAATGATAAAGTGATACGGAGATGAAATGAATGATAAAATGAAAAGAATAACACACTTTGACATTGCCCTAAGATTAGCAGGTTACAACTTCGGAAAGCAACATGTTGAGCTAATTATGAAGCTGTATGACTTGACAAAAAGTAAGGGCGGAAAAGTAACAGTCAGTGATGTTGTAGACTTACAGACTGAAGTTGATGAGAAGTATGGAAAAGAGATTGCATAACGTATAAAGCTAAGATTCAGCAGAGTTGATTTTAGCGAGCGTTATGTGTTGGAAGCCGGAATTTAAGATAAACTAAAACAAAGGATTGAGATGAAATTAGAAGAATATGATTTGCGGGCAGAAACCCCTAAAGAAATTTATAAAATGAGTACAAGGGAGAATGAAGTAACAATGTTTGGAATAGATTATGATGGAGCTATTAGTGCTGGTGAAGATGGTTGGAATTGTAATCAATGCCAGTGCTGGAATAAAGAAGAAGACGTTTTCTGTATATTTTGTGAGGGGTAAAAACTAAGGCTTCTTACACATAACGTATGCTATCACCATTGTTGATATCTTTCAAATAATAAGCGTAACACCAACATGAATAATTTATTTTAACCATGACACTTAATTTTGTGAAGCACAAGGGTAAAACAATAGACATATCCTTAAATGAGGCTGTATATGAATAAAATTACACATGAGACTTTTGTAGATAGCTATCATAGGGGTTGGAGTGATCAAGACTAAATGTAAAGAAATCAATAATATT